TCGCCTGGCTCTAGCTAGAGCCTTTTTGGGGGTGGCCTCTAGGGGCCACCTCTTTTATCCTGACCGAATGTTCCATGTGGAACAATTGGACTAACCCAGACAGGAGACTACAATGGGTACTACAACTTTTACTGGTGCGGTTCGTTCTGAAAGCACTTTCAAGACCGTAAGCAAGGATGCAACGAGTGGCGCAATCACTGAAGTTGCGACTATTGGTGATGGCCCTGTAAGCCTAGCTGACGGCAATGTAACGATTACTAATGCCACGCATAGCGGCAGAATCATACTTGTTCCAGACGGTGGACAAGACAACACCTATACCTTGCCTGCACCAATCGCCGGTTCTGTGTTCCGATTTGTTTACGCTGGCGGCGCTGCTGATGCGACTGATGCAATCATTGTCACCCCAGGAAACACTAACTTTTACATTGGCGGTGTTACGTTCTTGGATACCGACAACGAAGTTAGCGCGGTATTTTCTGATGGAAACTCAAACAGCAGCATTCAGTTGAATGTACCTGCTGGATTTGACGTGACGATTGTTGGCTTGAATACCACCAATTATCAGATTTTCGGCACGGTCACTGGTGCAACTGCACCTGCGTTTGCTGATCAATAATAGGAGGCAGTCATGGCTGATGCTGTAGCTACACAAACCATACAGGATGATGGCAACACAGCTATCTTCCGCTTCACTAACGTGAGCGATGGATCAGGCGAATCTGCTGTTACCAAGATTGATGTTTCTGCATTGGCTGATGACCCTATGACTGGAGCGTCCTGCACGAAAGTCTCAATACAAAAGATTTACTACTCAACCATTGGTATGGGTGTGAAGATTTTGTTTGATGCAACGTCAGACGTTCTGGCTTGGCAGTTAAATGCTGACTGGTCTGACACGCTAGACTTCACTGACTTCACTGGGATACCCAACAATGCTGGGTCTGGTGTTACGGGTGATATACAGTTTACGACTGTTGGTCACTCTAGCGGTGATGTATACAACATAGTTATGCAGGTTCGGAAGCACTTCTAAGATGGCTGAGAAAAAGAAGAGCAAGTCTCGAGTAAATGAAGCTGGCAACTACACGAAGCCAGCTTTGCGTAAAAGACTGTTCAACTCAATCAAAGCTAGTGGTAAAGGCGGCAAACCTGGTCAGTGGTCTGCGCGTAAGGCGCAGATGCTGGCTAAACGCTACAAGGAATCTGGTGGGGGTTACAAAGACTAATGCCTCTTAAAAAGTCCCAGAAGTCCTTGAAGAAGTGGACAAAGCAGGAGTGGGGAACTAAGTCAGGTAAACCCTCTACCCAAGGCAAAAAGGCGACAGGTGAAAGGTATCTCCCGAAGAAGGCTAGAAAGGCTCTATCGGACAAGGAGTACGCTGCCACTTCCAAGAAGAAACGGGAAGACACCAAGAAGGGAAAGCAGCACTCAAAGCAGCCCAAGAAAATAGCCAAGAAAACAGCGAGGCATCGTAAATGAGTTTGACCGATGCAGAGAAGAACCGGCTAAAAAAAGTCGGTCTTAGCGGGCTGAACAAGCCAAAGCGTACACCTAAACATCCGTCTAAGAAGGCGGTTGTTGCTGTTAGGGATGGCGAAAAGATGAAGATCATTCGCTTTGGTGATCAGAAGATGGGGCATAATTACTCGGCAGAAGCGCGTAAAAGCTTCAAGGCCCGTCATGGTAAAAACATTAAAAAGGGCAAGACATCAGCCGCATATTGGGCTAACAAGGTGTTTTGGTCTGGAAAAGGTGGAAGCACTAAAAGCCCACCTAAGTCACAAAAACAAAAGTTTGGTAGAGACTGATGGCAATTAGTCGAGCACAAGAAGGTAAGCAGATTAAGAATGCGCCAGCAAAGAAGAAGCGCGTTCCTAAAAAGAAGCTAAAGGCTAGGAGGCCGTAATGGGGTTAAAACTTTCAGATGTTTCTCCAATCGCATCGCTCGTAAAAGGCGAAGGAATTATGGAGTACGCGGGCGTTCTTCCAGCTTATTTGACGGAAAAGCGTAAAAAGAAAAAGGCGCGTAAAGAAGAAGACCGATTGGCTTCTGAGGCCGCCGAAGCTGATCGTATGGAAAAGACCATGTCTGGTTCGACCAAGATGAGGGCTGGAGGGAAAACGCGCACAAAGCCGATTGATGGCATGGCTATCAAGGGTAAGACCCGTGGACGAATTATTTAGATGGCTACTAGTGGCACATTCTCATTTAACCTAGATCTTGCAGATTCAATGGAAGAGGCTTTTGAGCGAGCAGGCTTAGAGCTTCGTAGTGGGTATGATTATAAAACCGCTAGGCGCAGCTTGAATCTGATGATGCTAGAGTGGCAGAACAGAGGCTTGAACCTTTGGTCTGTAGACTTTGCCACACAAGCACTTACTGCTGGCACCAATCAGTACACGCTAGATGGCAAGGTTCTAGACATTATTGAGGCTTTTGTTAGGACAAATGCAGGCGAGCAAAATTCACAGTTTGATCAGTCAATGACTCGAATCTCTGTAAGCCAATACTCAAATCTTTCAAACAAGCTCACACAAAGCAAGCCTTTGCAGTACTACGTTGAGCGCAACGTTGACTCAATCACAATTAATGTGTGGCCTACACCCGATGGTCAAGAGACCTATCAGTTTGGCTACTACTATATGGAACGTGTGGAGGATGCTGGCAACTCGGCGGCGAATAACATAGATGTTCCTGCTCGGTTCTTTCCTTGCTTGGTTAGCGGATTGGCGTATCAATTAAGCCTGAAGTACCCATCAGCAGGAGCTAGGGCGCAAGCCTTGAAGGCTGACTACGAAGAGCAGTGGACGCTTGCGTCAGACTCGGATCGTAACAAAGCATCTCTGTATGTCTCTCCTGGGGGGTATTCGTTTTGAGTTCATACACTAAAGGTAAATACGCTTTTGGTTACTGCGATCTAACTGGGTTTAGGTATCCGCTAAAAGACTTGGTGCCTGAGATTGTCAACCAGCGTCCCACAGGATTTTTGGTAGGTAAGGATGTTGTTGATCCAGACCAGCCTCAGTTACAGCTAGGCAAGGTTCGGGTTGATGATCCTAGAGCATTGAGAAACCCAAGACCCGACAGAGGGCTAGATGAAAGCCGTATATTGTCTTCGTTCAATCCAGTAGGCCAAGTCGGCTTGGATTGTTCTGGGCACGTTGGTGTCGTTACAGTGGTGACAAGCTAATGGCGTGGACATTTACAACCCTGAAGACGGCGATACAAGACTATCTGGAAACAGATGAAACAACGCTTGTTACAAATCTTCCCACAATAATTACGCAGGCAGAGGAGCGGATTCTCAAATCTGTTCAGTTGCCGAACTTCAGAAAGAACGTCACAGGTACGATGTCACAATCAAATACCTACCTAGAGACTCCTTCTGACTTCTTGTCATCCTACTCACTGGCTGTAGATAACAGTGGTTACGAGTACTTGTCGTTTAAAGATGTCAACTTTATACGGCAAGCGTACCCAACGGCATCCAGCACAGGGGTGCCTAAGTATTATGCGATCTTTGATGACACGACATTCATTGTTGGGCCAACCCCTAATGCAAACTTTACGGTAGAGCTTCATTATTTTTACAGGCCGCAATCAATCACAGTATCTGCTACTGGGACAAGTTGGTTGGGCGACAATGCAGAAAATACACTCCTATATGGGAGCCTCGTTGAGGCATACACGTTTTTGAAAGGTGAACCTGACTTAATGCAGCTTTATCAGGCTCGATACGACTCGGCCTTGTCTGATCTTAGGGCGCTGGGTGAGGGGTATAGTACAACGGACAGCTATCGCTCAGGCGAAGTAAGGTCTGCTAGATGACAGCAGTTGGGCGTGTCGGTGACGTTATCGTTTCCACAACACAAAACAAAGGGCACGATCCTGATTTTTGGGCAGATGCTGCAACAAAGCGTATTGTTAGCGTGGGTGAAAACAGTCACCCGTTGCTTAAAGAGCAAGCGTTATCCTTTCGGGAAGATATAAGAAAGGTTATCGGTTATTACATTAAAGAAGCGATCAGAAGTGATCGTATAACTTTGGCTGCTGAAGTTGAAACTCAGGGTCAACCTGATTTGGCAAACATAATACGGAGACTCACATGAGTATCACATCTGCGCTATGCACATCGTTTAAGCAAGAGATTCTTGTTGGTACACACAACTTTACCGCTAGTTCTGGCAATACGTTTAAGTTGGCCTTGTACACAAGCTCAGCAACGCTAAATGCAAGCACAACCGCTTACACAACGTCAAATGAGGTTTCTGGAACGGGCTATACCGCCGCTGGAGCAGCGTTAACTAGCGTTACTCCAACGACATCAGGCACGACGGCGTTTTGTGATTTTGCTGATCTCACATTTAGTTCTAGCAGCATTACTGCAAACGGCGCCTTGATCTACAATGATACTCAGTCAGACAAAGCCGTTTGTTCTTTAGCGTTTGGTGGTGACAAGCAATCTACTGATGGGGATTTTACGATTCAATTTCCTACAGCGAATGCGTCTAGCGCCATCATCCGAATCGCATAGCGAGTAGCATGTGGCAGATCTAGCTGGTTGGGGCAGAGGCACTTGGGGGCAAGGCCCGTGGGGTCAAGCAACCCCTGTCGTAATACCGAGTGTTGTAGGTACTGGTGCCGTTGGTACGGTTACTGTCGGACTGGGCCAAACGATCATTCCAACTGGTTTCCAAGCGACTGGATCGGTTGGTGCTGTAGTAGTTTCACTGCCCAAAGTGGTTGCAGTAACTGGGGTTTCAGCGACAGGAGAAACTTCTGCCGTCAACGTTTGGAGCTTGGTAGACACAAGCCAAACAGCAAGCTGGGAGGAGGTGCCTTAATGGTTCAAAGAGTAAAAAAGGTTATTAAAGGATTAGAGAAAGCCTCTAAGACGCACAAGAAACAAGCTGAAACGCTAAAGAAGCACGTCGCTTCTATGAAAAAGCCAAAGCCCAAGACTAAAAGTCGGAGAAAATAAATGGCAACTTATGTTAATGATTTACGCCTCAAAGAGATATCTACCGGCGATGAGGCAGGTACCTGGGGCACCAGTACGAATACTAACCTTGAATTAATTGCAGAGGCATTTTCGTTTGGTACAGAAGCTATTACGACTAATGCTGACACTCACACTACCACTATTGCTGATGGTTCTACTGATCCGGGCCGCAGTCTCTTCCTCAAATATACTGGCACTCTTGATTCAGCTTGCACCATCACTATAGGGCCGAACACGGTCAGCAAGTTGTGGTTGATTGAGAACGCAACCAGTGGCTCACAGAGCATCATAATCAAGCAAGGCAGTGGTGCTACGGTCACAATTGCTAACGGCTCCACGAAAGCGATCTATAGCGATGGCGCAGGGGCGGGTGGCGCGATGGTCGATGCTTTCGTTGACCTTGATCTGACAGGTACGACTACGGTTGCGGCATTAACCGCTTCTGGCGGTGCAACAATTAACACAGATTTAAGAGTACCCGTCGGCACTACGGGGGAGCGTCCTTCAGCCGCAGCAGGCCAGTTTAGGTACAACAGCACAACTGGAAAGTTTGAAGGGTATACAGATTCGTGGGGAGACATTGGAGGTGGCGAAGCTCAGTTTACGCTAGACACAATGACAGGCGACGGAAGCGACACAACGCTCACTATGTCTGTTACCCCTGCATCTGAAAACTCTATCCAAGTCTATTTTGACGGCGTGTACCAGCATAAAGATACTTTTAGCTTTAGCGGAACTACACTTACTTTCAGCACTGCCCCAGCCACAGGCGTTAAGGTAGAAGTTGTTATTATTTCTACAGTATCTGCTTCAACTACTCCGGGCGACGGTACGGTTACTACAGCTAAATTAGCAAGCGATTCAGTCACACAAGCTAAGATTGCCGACGATGCTGTAGGTGCTGACCAGTTAGCTGCAAGTGCAGTTGTAACAGCTTCTATAGTAGATGATGCAGTAACAGCGGCTAAGATTGCTTCTGAGCCTGTTGCGGTTGGCATAACATCAGTAGTTACCAGTGCGAGCATAACAGCTACAGTTAACACGCACGTTTACGTTAGTGCCGCTGGGCGAACTATCACACTCCCCGCCTCACCGACTATAGGTCAACGAGTCCTGATTACAGTGGGTAACTTCACTAATACAGTGGTTGGTAGGAACGGGTCGAAGATAATGAGCAGTGCGTCTGACTTAACGATGGACGCGGCGTATCTCTCCATACAATTTATATACACAGATGCAACTCAAGGGTGGGTAATGGCATGAGCAACTTTACAGATTTTATTAGCAGTGGCGGTGGCACTCTGTACACCATCCCAATTACTGCATCAACAACATGGACACCGCCTTATGATGGTACTGCTGTTATCCACTGCATAGGCGCGGGAGGTAGCGGAGGCTCTGATGAGAGCAATGGAAATGTCACAGGGGGTGGCGCAGGAGGCTATTCTCGTAAAGTTGTCACTCTTTCTACAGGCACAAACTGGACAATGGTTGTAGGCGCTGGTGGAGCACAACCGACAAGCAATAATGCTAATGGCAACGCTGGAGGCAACACCACCGCTACTGACGGATCATCAAGTCTTGCTGCTAACGGAGGTGGGCCGGGACTGACAAACTCTACGGCAGCGGTTGCTGGAGGCTCTGCATCAGGTGGTGATGTAAACAATACTGGCGGCGCTGGCGGCCATAACGGAACCATGTGCGGCGGGGGTGCTGTAGGCGTTTTAGGCACTGGTGACGCTGGTGAAGTAGGAACTGGTGCTACTAGCGGTGGTGCTGTTATTTATAAATATGGCGGTCACTCTGATGTCCAAAGTCCACAGTTTGAAAATACAAATGGCGAACTGCGCGGCGGTGGTCGGGGTGGTAAGTTTTCCAACCAGTGGAGTAACAGATTGACCGTTGATCAAGATGGTGGTTTTTTAGCGGGAGGCGGTGCTGCTTGGGTGGAGTCAACCGTAGCAACTATAACTGGTGGTGATGGAGGCATTGGTGGCGGCGGTGCAAGTGCTAACTGTGCTGATGTTTGTCAGAGTGGCTTCGTTGTCGGAGGAAAGGGCGGTAACGGCTTAATCCTTGTTATGTACACGTCTGTAGGTTAAGGAGAAAAACATGAAATACAATATCCTAGACGCTGAAGGCGGCAACGTAATTAACACCATCCTTGCTGATGCTGACTTTGTTGAGGCTAACTTTGACCACTATGAAGTGTGGGTAGCCCCTACACCCGCAACTCCTACGGCGGAAGAAGCCGCAAGGATGTGGCGTAACGGTGAGCTAGAGGCTACAGACAAAGCAGCACAGACCCCAGACTGGCCTAACAGAGATAACATCTTAACGTATCGTCAGGCATTACGCGATTGGCCCAGTACGTCAGCCTTCCCTGACACTCGCCCAGAATTAGGAGAGTAGAATGGCTACAACAAAAATCAAAGCTACTGGTATTGCTGATAATGCAGTAACTTCTGCTGCAATCGCTGATGGTGCTATCACATCTACAAAACTTGCAGCGGGTGCTGGTGCGGGTGGAGTCTACGGAAGTTCTTCCAGCCCTGTAGTATTTACAGTTACAGTAGCCTCTAAAACTTCGGCGCATCCGTATAACGGAGATGGAAGCAGTTCAGGTTATTTTTTGAACGGTATTGAGTCTCCTGCTATTAGTTTACAAGGTGCTGATAGCGTCACGGCTAATAGTGAATACGTTTACCGCTTTGACCAAGCAGACGGGTCAAACAGTGGTCATCCTTTGTTGTTTTACATGGATGCCGCTAAAACGACAGCTTACACCACAGGCGTAACGACCACTGGTACTCCGGGAAATGCAGGAGCTTACACACAGATAGCAGTAGACAGAGAAACGCCCAGCGTTCTTTACTACCAGTGTTCAAGCCACGCTTACATGGGTAACTATGCCTACAACGCAGCTTCTACTAACTTAAATGGCATCAAAATGCCGACGGCTGATGGA